CTACCGCGCCGGAAATTTCTTATACAAGGTGCACACCGCAACGTCGTAAATAATCGCCACCTGCTTTCTGTCCACTCCATTTGCTATCAACCTGCCAGCCTGCGCCCATTGCTCAGGGGTTAACTTCGGACGCCTGCCACCTATGCGTCCCTTCTCCCGGGCTGCCGCCAGTCCTGCCCGGGTGCGTTCCACGATTAACTCCCTCTCCATTTCGGCCAGGGCCGACATGATGTGGAATATGAAACGCCCCATTGGGCTGGAAGTGTCGATGCTATCCGTAAGACTTTTGAAGTGGATGCCGCGCTGCCGGAGTTCGTCCACCAACAGTACCAGGTTCCGCATGCTTCGCCCGAGGCGATCCAGCTTCCACACCACCAGCGTATCGCCCTCATTCAGCGTTCGCAGAAGCTTTTTAAGCGCTGGCCGGTTCGCTACCGTCCCGCTCATTTTTTCCTCAAAAACCTGTTCACATCCTGCGCGTTCGAGAGCTTGTCGCTGAAGATCTGTGTTTTGGTCATTTGTTGACACCCTTACGTAGCCAATTTGCATATTTTTCACCCAATATTTTCTGCAAAAAAATCAGGTGAAGTTATCGGCATGGCTGCCGCAGGGCAATCTATAAAACGTCGGTAAGAACGGCGTCGAGATAACCGCTATCAGCCGTGAGCGAATGTTCGAAGCCGTAATGAAACGGCTTGGCCTGGCGGATAGCGAGTTCGCTCAGCGTCTCCAGCAGATCGAAATCGACCGCCGGTTGCTGGAAGTGGAAAAACTCCGCAAAGAGCTGGCCGGTGATGGTGATGATGACGAACCGACCCCAGTGCAGATTAATATCAACGTAGTGGACGCGAGGGCGGAAGCCGCACCATGTGAATCCATCATTTTCAACATCCGTACGCCGGTTCTCTCCCTGAGACTTAACGATTCTGGCAATGGGAGAAGCCTGTTTAATGGTTCCGTCAGAGGTTACTGTCGTATTTGAGGTTGTCCAGAATGTGAAATAACCGTCCTTAAAAGTGGGCAGATAGGTCACGCAAGTGTTATTTCCGCCTTCCCATTGCCGTGCAGCAATGAAGGTTTTGTTACCCTCACTACCGAATGTAACTACCCGACCATAAGTGCCGTTTGGCTGGGCAGTCGCCCATAAAGTAATTTGCGGATATGCTGCGGTAATTTTCAAAGGGCCAGTGAAGTTTTTCTCTCCTGAAATGGACTGGTTTCCTTCGGTATTTACTGTTTTGTCTAAACCGACTTTTACGCCGGAGTAAGCGAGCCGAGAAGTTGCCGGGAGCTTTCGCGTATCAGGGAAATACGGTTGACCAATACCATCGCCGTTACAGCGCGGACAGCCAGGGTTAGCCTCTCTGGTGTGATCGTAGCCATAGCCGCCTACATCGACGGGCTCGCGACTTTTCCGTTCAAGCGCTTCGAGGCGTTTCTCTTCGAACTCCACCATATCGCGCCACTGGTACTGGTGACCGAATCCCCAGCAGTAACGACACGCGCCGCGACGATACTGTGAAAGCTGGTTTGCATCGAAGGTGGCGAGCTGCCAAATCTGCGCGAGGACTTCATCGGCACCGCCAAGCGTGCGCGCAATGGAGGCTTTCTGCTGATGCGCAATGGCCTGCGCAACGTTAGGATTCGTTATGAGCTGACGGCCGTAGTTTGGGTCACTATAACCAGCACGTGCAGCGGCAGCGGTGGCGTTGTTGTCCTTCAGATACTCCGCGACAAATAAGCACTGCTGAGCAGTAAGTCCATCATCATCCACCAGTTCATTTGCGCTTTTATCTTTCTGCGCAGTGCGCATTTTTTTCTGCGCAGGTTTTTGCGCAGAAGTTTTTTTGATATATCGTCGGGCGGTAGCGTAGTTCAGTCCCTGTGACCTGCCCCCACGATTAGATACAACACTCAGTTAGTAACGTCGGAATCTTCATTCTCAGAATGACCCTTTCTCCAGCCCGCTGCAAATTCAGACGGTGTCTGATAATTCAGCGTGGAGTGCGGGCGGCATTCGTTATAATCCTGCCGCCAGTCATTAATAATTTTCCTGGCATGAACGATATCGCTGAACCAGTGCTCATTCAAACATTCATCGCGAAATCGTCCGTTAAAGCTCTCAATAAATCCGTTCTGCGTTGGCTTGCCCGGCTGGATTAAGCGCAACTCAACACCATGCTCAAAGGCCCATTGATCCAGTGCACGGCAAGTGAACTCCGGCCCCTGGTCAGTTCTTATCGTCGCCGGATAGCCTCGAAACAGTGCAATGCTGTCCAGAATACGCGTGACCTGAACGCCTGAAATCCCAAAGGCAACAGTGACCGTCAGGCATTCCTTTGTGAAATCATCGACGCAGGTAAGACACTTGATCCTGCGACCGGTGGAAAGTGCGTCCATGACGAAATCCATCGACCAGGTCAGATTGGGCGCCGCCGGACGGAGCAGCGGCAGACGTTCTGTTGCCAGCCCTTTACGACGTCTTCTGCGTTTTACGCCCAGGCCACTGAGGTGATAAAGCCGGTACACGCGCTTATGATTAACATGAAGCCCTTCACGGCGCAGCAACTGCCAAATACGACGGTAGCCAAAACGCCTGCGCTCCAGTGCCAGCTCAGTGATGCGCCCTGATAAATGCGCATCAGCAGCCGGACGGTGAGCCTCATAGCGGCAGGTCGACAGGGATAAACCTGTAAGCCTGCAGGCACGACGTTGCGACAGACCGGTCGCATCACACATCAACATCACGGCTTCCCGCTTCTGGTCTGTCGTCAGTACTTTCGCCCAAGAGCCACCTGAAGCGCCTCTTTATCCAGCATGGCTTCGGCAAGCAGCTTCTTGAGTCTGGCGTTCTCTTCCTCAAGCGACTTCAGGCGCTTAACTTCAGGCACCTCCATACCGCCATACTTCTTACGCCAGATGTAAAACGTGGCATCGGAAATGGCATGCTTGCGGCAGAGTTCACGGGCGGGTACCCCAGCTTCGGCTTCGCGGAGAATACTGATGATCTGTTCATCGGAAAAACGCTTCTTCATGGGGATGTCCTCATGTGGCTTATGAAGACATTACTAACATCGGGGTGTACTAATCAACGGGGAGCAGGTCAGAGCTATTCTTTTAGGGTATTGCTCATGATGCTGCTCCTTTGCGAAGTTGGGCGGCGAACTCGCGGGCATCATCACCGCTGATATCTGCATGCATCTCTTTGGCGAACATCTCCACTGCTTGCGCCCGAACTTCAGCTAGGAAAGTGTCGGTGGCCGGGGTTTCTCTACGTTGCATTACGACATTTATCGCCTGCTGTAAGCCCACATCAGGCCTCATGGAGCCGTGCGTGTTGAATGCGTCCAAAGCCAACAGCATTGTTTCGCTGTCAGTTGCCGGGACTTTTTTCAGCCCCGCATTCTCCGCAGCCAGCGCAGCGAGCTTGGCTTCTGACTCGGCAAGTTTCTTACGCAAACCAAGTTCACAGCTATGCGCACCGCTGCGCCCCCTCTCAAAGGAGAATCCGCAGTCACAATAAAAAACGTTGTCTTTCTCGGTAATCATGCTGCCGCCTTGCTGTGTGAAAAACGTTTCAGGTCAAAGTCGATTGTTGCTCGCAGGTCACGGAAAATACCGCAGCGTCCATGGCGAACCAGGCCACCCTGCTCCACCGCTACGCGGAGATATTTCTCCGCCGTGGTCCGGTGCAGGCCGAACATCGCAACGACGTCATTCGTGGTGATGCGCCCCTCCTCCTTCACCAATTCGATAATTCGGTTGATGATCAGGGCACGTTCTTTGTCGGTTTTCTTTCTGGCCATCGGTTATTCCCTCCCTGTCAGCTGCTGCACGAGATTTCTGTGGCGACCAATAACACGAACCGCGTCACGCAGTTTGGTCAGCTGATCCAGCTTGTTTCTGGTGCGGCGGATTTCGCGAGAAATGTCCCGCACCGCTGGTACCGCTTCTACTGCGGCGCACCCTTCGGTGAACGAGGGGATTTCACTCACGATCAGTTCGACCGGTTTTGCTTCTTCCGGCGCGGCAGGTGCCTCCGGTATCGTAACTGCTGAGCAGCAGGCTCCAAACACTATCTCTGCCAGCAACTCAATTTTCAATGTTCAGGCACTGGGTCAGTTGCAGGCTTTCGCCGGGCTGATGGCCCAGTCTGTCGTTACAGTACCGGCACACCTGGCAGGAATGCCTGCGGATTGCATGGCGATTGTTATGCAAGCCATGCAGTGGGGCATGAACCCTTACGCGGTGGCGCAAAAAACTCACCTGGTCAACGGCCAGTTGGGTTACGAAGCGCAGCTTGTTAACGCCGTAATTACCAGTTCCAGTGCCATTCATGGCCGTTTTCATTATCGCTACGGCGGCGACTGGGAACGTTGCACCAAAACCAAAGAAGTGACCCGTGAAAAAATGGGTAAGAACGGTAAGTACACTGTTGCCGAACGCGTTCGCGACTGGACTGATGAAGACGAAGAAGGTCTCTATGTTCAAGTCGGAGCAATTCTTCGTGGTGAAAGTGAAATCACCTGGGATAAACCTCTTTACCTGCCGCAGGTGGTTACACGAAATTCGCCACTGTGGGTTTCAAAGCCCGACCAGCAAATAGCCTATCTCGGCGTGAAATATTGGGCGCGCTTGTACTGCCCACACGTGATCCTAGGCGTTTACACGCCTGATGAGATTGAGCAGCCCACCGAAAGGGAAATTAACCCGGCACCGGTTCAGAAAATGAGCCTGGCTGATATCAAAGGTGAAAATGTAGTAAACACGCAGGATCCTCAGGAGCCATCTGTAAATATCGACACCCTGGCCCAGGATTTCCGCGACCGCATTGAGGCCGCTCAGGATGTGGATAGCGCCAAAGCGGTCCGTGCAGACATCGAAACGGCTAAAGCGACGCTTGGATCCGCACTGTTCACCGAGCTGAAAAACAAAGCCGTTAAGCGATACTACCTGGTCGATGCACGTAACAAGGTGGAAGCGGCGATCAACTCCCTACCTTCTCCAGAAGAACCTGACGCGGCAGAACGATTCGCGGAAGCCGAGCGCGTGCTGGCATCTTCAAAGCGTCACCTGGGCGACGAACTGCACGATCAGTTCAGCATCACACTGGCGGATATGAAACCGGAATACGTGAACTAAGGGAGGCGGGAGGGTTCGCCCTCCCGGTAACGATATGAGCAAATCATTAAATACACGCTGTATCCGCCGCTGGGAAGTTGAGTTCAAAGGGCTTTGTGATTCAAAGGTGAGTCCGTGGTGGCGTAAGCGCGATCTCCACGGCTATATCCGTGAATGCGCCCTTACAACTGCTGACTGCATGGTTGAGAACCTGGCCTATAACAACGCAATGCATGATTTTTTTGCTGAAAACGGTGATGACCGTGGCTGGTCTCCAGAGTTCTCGGTTTGGTACGACAGCAGCCGTCGTGAGCAGTATAGGAAAGAAGCACTCAGCTACCTCAATGAAGAGGCCAGCAACGACGAGATCGACGAAGAGATTCAGAACGAGCTGGAGGCCTGGTATGACTGAGCGCGGAATGATTTTTAACAGTGAAATGGTGCGCGCCATCCTCGACGGCCGAAAGATACAGACGCGCAGGATTATTAAGGACTGCACGGTCGGAAGAGACCCAATTTCAAAATTCATTCAGATCGGGAAGAAGTTTATCGGCTGTTACCCGGAAGATGTTCCCGAACTAATCAGGGAGTGCTGCCCGTACGGAGTACCAGGCGATCGCATATGGGTGCGGGAGACCTTCCAGGGGCCTCTCTTTGATTTCGAGCAAATGGAAGCCTATCAGGAAGATTCTTCGAAATTCAAAAAGCCAGAATTTTGTGTCTACAAAGCTGATGGAAAGCGAGCTCCTGAGTTTTTTGACGCTGACGACAATCTGCATTGTGGCTGGCGCCCGTCAATACACATGCCGCGCTGGGCGTCCCGCATCACGCTGGAGATTACCGGCGTTCGGGTCGAGCAGCTGAACGATATCAGTGAGGAAGACGCACGTTCGGAGGGAATTTCTGGCTCCTCGGTCCGTGACGTAAAAGAGGCTTACGCAGCGTTATGGCGGTCTATCTACGGTTCTGACAGCTGGCGCGCTAACCCATGGGTCTGGGTGATCAAGTTTAAGCGTATCGAAGGAGATGGCCATGCGACTGATTAACCGTGGCAATCAGCAGTCCCCGCTCGCTCGTCAGGCATGCGAAATCGCGCTGGCTGCCCACCAGCAAAGATACGGCGAATATGGGCGCAGCAAGATGAAAGAGACGTATACGGTGAAGGTTGAAGGCGTAAAGGTCTGGGTCGAGGTAGTGAACCGCAAGGCGAGCTATGTGGCCACGGCAATGACAGGCATGCGCCGCTTGCGTGCCCTTCCCGGCCAGTCGTCCTGATAAAGAATTATCAAACGGCCCCGGTTGGGGCCCTTGGAGAACGAAGATGAGCAAAGCAACGAATAAATTTGAGCTGATGAGCACCAAAGATATCTGCGGCCAATTGTGTATTTCCCCGCGTACGCTCGAACGCTACAGGAAAAGAGCCCCAAACGAGAATCCTTTCCCTGAGCCGGATTGCGCTTACATGGGCGGCCCCAATAAATGGTTAAAAACCAAAGTCACCGCCTGGCAAATCAGAGAGATGTCCAGGGCTACCCGCAAGCCGATGTCTCACCTGAATTTAGTTAGGGATGAATTAGGAAAACTGCGTCGGCCTGAGAACTTTTGAAAATTCGATAAACTGCTGAGCTGATTGATAAGCATAAAAAAACCGATTGAGTCAATCGGCTTTCAGCGGTTTCAAATTTTAAATATTTTTGACCCTGAACTCTTGGGCTTGGCGGGTCCACTCTGCGACTTGTTGCTTGTCTTCAATCAACGCGTGAGCTTTGTCGTTGCAGTAGTCAATGACATAGAAGTGATGGTCCTTATCTCTGTCAATAAAGTAAGAATAGACAACGTAACTATCGCTTGTTGAAGCCCACTGAACTAGAAGCCCATCACCATCTTCCCAGCAACAACCTTCCTGCCAGATATGAACATGATGTAGTTCTTCACCCCTAGCCTCAACCGGACGCTCCATGAGCTTGTCACGTCCAATAGTTTCTATGTGAGCAGGATGAGCTAGTTGAATTTGGATGGGAGGAGCGGGAACGTCATCATAATCGATGCATTCCCGCTTATACTCTTCGAATTCTTGTATAGGGAGCTCAGTGATTGGAAACTGAGTAATAACTTCGATTAGCGCTTGGGAGCGACTTATTTTGAAGCCCATGCAATACGCTTCTCGTCCATTTTATCAGCCAGCATGGCAGAAGCTGCACTCAGACGCGCCTTATACTCAGCTGAGCGACGCACAGTCTGGCGCGGCTTATCACTGGTTCTAATTTCGCGTTTTTGTGTCATACCATCCTCCATATCACTCTTTAGTGATGTAGAGTCAGTTTATAACCACAGTTATACGGGGTCAACCTCATACTGTCTTAAGATGTCTTAAGTTGTCCTATTATGCCCCGATTTGTTCACCCAACCTGACGCGGCGTGAACTCCAGAATGTCGGGCTCGACGATGCTCATAAGTCGGGCCCACCACTTACCATATGCCACTCTCATTTCCTCAACATAGGTGTGCTTGTCGTACACCGACCAAACACCAGGCAGTTTGTGCCCGAGCATTATCTCAGCGATATGCGGCTCGGTTAGCTCTGAGAAGTTCGTTCGCGCAGTCCTGCGCAGATCATGAATAGTAAAGTGTGGGACCTGCTCGTTATAAGCCTTGAGCATGAACTTAACCAGGTTGCTGCTGATGCTCATATGGAATCCTTCACTCATCGGCTTGTCTTCATATTTTGAAAAAACAAAGCGTCCTGGCGCCAGCTCAATGGCCCGTTTTATCAGCGGGAGCATTTCCGGGATAATAGGTCGAATTATCGGTTTCTTTGTCTTCCGCCCTGTCTTGTGGTTTTCCCATGGAACAGTCCAGATCCCTTCTTCAAAATCAAAGTGTGCGACTTCAGCCTGCCGGAGTTCGCCGACCCTGCATGCCCATATCAGAGACAATTTATAGAGGATCTTGTTTCGCTCAATGAGGCGGGAATCCTCAATGGCTCGCCAGACAATCGCCAGTTCTTTACGGTCCAGGGTTCGCTCACCCATTTGTTTCTGGATGCCGAAATCACGCCCAGACATTTCTGACAGCGGGTTAACTTCCAGCAGCTGCCGTTTCACTGCCCAGGAATAACACTGTCGGCCGTTGCTGATTACGCGCCGGGTGATCTCGCTGTAACCCTGGGCCAATCTGTCCAGGACAGTGAGCCAGTTGTGTAGCGTGAGCTGATGCGCAGGGTATTTCCCGAGCTTGGGGAAAACGTGCAGTTCAAACGAGCGGAGGACCTGCCCGGCTGACTCTTTCTGAATGCAGACCATAGAGTGCCATTCACGGAACAGCTCTTCGAAGGTGTACTGGCTATTAATCTTGGCTTTGTCGAGGCTTTGCCTGATCCTTGGGTTTTCACCACGGGCAAGAATAGCGGCCCACTTAGCCACTTCATCGCGCGCAGCCTTTAAACCGAACTCCGGATAGCTGCCGATCGTCATCTTGTCTTGTTTGCCCAGGAAGCGGAATCGGTAGAAAAAAGTAACGGCCCCCTTTTTGGAGATGCGTACCCACAGACCATCACGGTCTGCCTTTTCTTCAACTTTGTCTCGTTCGCGCCCAAGGCACGACTTTAGATAACTATCTGAAATAGCCAT